CACTCCTTCAGCCATGGGATCTGGCCGCTACCAGATGCGGAGCTATTCCGAGAACGAGCTTCCCGGCGATCCCGGCAAACTCAACTCTGGCGCCGGTGGAAAGCCCAAAGGCGTCGGCGTCCTCAATAGCGCTCCTCGTGGCCCGCGCCACATCATGGACGACTACGAGTTCGGTCTCCAGGTCCATGGCACGATCTCCGATGCCATGCTCTTCATCGACGGCTACATCGCCCCCGATAGAGCGCTCGCACAGGCCTACTACCTCGGACGACTCTTCGGTAACGAGGAGGAAGGCCGCTCGGAAGTGGTGATGACCGAGGTGCGCGACAGCGTGCTGGCGGCGATCCCCGACCTTCTGCGGATCTTCACTCAAACCACGACCATCGTTCAGTTCATTCCCAATAATAAGCAGAGCGTAGCCCAAGCCGATCAGGCCACGGATTACGTCAATCACATCTTCTGGAACGACAACGCAGGCTTCGAGATCTTCCACAACTGCCTCAAGGATGCACTCACCGTTAAAACTGGCGTCATCAAGTGGCGCTGGAGCGACGACATCCAGGTGAGTGAAGCCGAGTATTCGGGAATCTCCCATGACCAGCTACTTCTTCTTCAGAGGGAAGACGACACAGAAATCCTCGAAGCCGAACCCGTCACCAAGCAGGAAGCCGTCTCGGTCGAAGGCAACGTCATCGTGCCGGCGGAGATAGTTTATGATGTCCGCATACGCAGAGAGCGAAAGAAGCAGCGCGTGGTCCTTGAGTGCGTACCTCCTGAAGAATTTCTTATTGATCGAGAGACACGCGACCTCGATACCAGCCGTTATATTGGTCACCGCTCTCTCAAAACGGTGAGCGATCTCGTTGACATGGGATATGACCCTGATGAAATCGAGAACATCAGCAATTCAGATGACTCCTACTACCTCACCAACCTTGAAGCGATTACGCGCAATCCTGCTATCAACATCTTCTCGCGTGATACCGGTCCGAATAGCGCGCTCAAGCGTTTCGTATACGTCGAGTCATGGATACGTATCGACCGCGACGGCGACGGAATTGCTGAACTCCGAAAGGTCTGCTCGATAGGCCCGCACATCCTTTTCGATGAGGTGGCCGACGAAGTTCCCTTCGCCGTGTTCTGCCCCGATCCCACGCCGCATCTTCTCATCGGGCAGTCGATCGCCGACCAGACGATGGATCTCCAGTTGATCAAGTCCTCGGTAACCCGCGACCTATTGGACAGCCTCAAGCAGAGCATCAATCCCCGCACGGTCGTCGTGGAAGGGCAAGTCAACCTCGATGACGTTCTCAACAACGAGATCGGCAACGTCATCCGCGCCCGCCAACCCGGTATGGTGCAACCTCTGGAGACGCCGTTCCAGGGTCAGTACGCGCTCCCGGTTCTGGCCTATCTCGACAACATCAAGGAACGGCGGACGGGAGTCTCCGACGCCGCCGCCGGCCTCGACCCCGATGCCCTGCAAAGCGCCACCCCGAACGCCGTGCAGAACACCATCCAGGCGGGGCAGGGCCGCAAGGAGATGATCGCCCGTCTTTTCGCAGACAACGGCATGAAGCGCCTGATGAAGGGCATCTATCGCATGGTCATACGGCATCAGGACAAGCCAAGGATCATTCGTCTCAGGGGAGAGTTCGTCGAGATGGACCCGCGCTTCTGGGATTCCGACCTCGACTGCGTTCCCAACGTCGCCCTTGGACGTGGCTCGGATCAGCAGTCCATGGCCTTCCTTTCCCAGGTGAAGCAGACGCAGGAACAGATCATCCAGCTCCTTGGTCCCACGAATCCCCTGGCTCCCATCGAGAAATACCGCGAGACCCTGGCCGAACTCTGTCATCTCGCGGGCTTCAAGGATGAGACCAAGTTCTTTGCCGACGTGACCGGCGCTGACCTGATGCAGCACGTCCAACAGCAGCCGCAGAAGCAGGACCCTACGATGATGCTGGCTCAAATCGAGCAGCAGAAGGTGCAGGTGCAGGCGCAGAAAAACCAGGCCGAGGCCCAGCAGAAGCAGGCCCAGATGATGGCCGACCATCAGCAGGCGATGATCAAGATGAGATTGGATGCTGCTGTGAAGATCGCCACCGCCCAGATCGCCGCCACCGGTTCATTCAACGAGGCCCAACTGGAAGCCCTCATCTCTCATGACGAAGCCATTGCCACCGGCCATATGCAAGCCACTGTCGATCACCATGCCAACTTAATGCAGGCCGCCGTAGACCATCACGGCAATGCCATGGATGCGCAGGCTCAAGTAGAAGCCGCTCGTCTCGCTGCTCAAGCCCAACCGGCGACTGTCCAATGAACGAAATGTCACCCGCCGAGCAGTTCGAGTTTGCCAGCAACGTTCAGGCATTGGCCGAGAACGGCACGCTACGGAAACTGCTCGCCATGATCGAGGATGAGCAGATCGCGAAATGGCAGATTTGCGAGGAGATGGCCGAGCGCGAACAGTGCTGGCACGTCCTGCAGGGTATTCGCCTGCTTATCACCAAGATCAAATCGTTCCGGGAACAGGACAAGTACCGCGAATGGTATAACAAGAAGATTTCAAGGAGAATCTGATGGCCGAGCCCAACACAGACATGAGTTTGGCAGATGCCAGTCAGGCCCTCGAAGGCTTGCTCGCCCGTGACGAAAGTCTGGGTAACGACGAGCCCGAGAAGGAAGAGGCCGCCCCCGAAAAGGCGGAGGAGACCTCTGAAACGCCAGAGACGCCGGCAGAAGAAGCCGAAGGCGAATCAGAGGAGACGACTGAGCCCGAACAGACCGAAGAGGAGCAACCCGAGGCCCCGCTCTACACCGTCAAGGTTGACGGCAAGGAACAGCAGGTAACCCTCGAAGAGCTTCAGAGAGGTTATTCCGGCCAGAAGTGGATCAGTCAGCGTAGCCAGTCAATGGCGGCAGAGCGCAAGGCCTTCGAGGCCGAAGCGGCTGCGGTGAAGCAGGAACGCGCACAGTATTCCGAGATCCTGGGCAAACTCGCCAAGCAGTTGGACAACAACGGCGAAGCGGAGCCCGACTGGGACAAGCTGGCGCAGGAAGACGAGTTCAAGTTCGTTGTGGAACGCCAGAAATGGCAGGCCAGGCAGGACAAGCTCAACGCCGTCAGGGCAGAGCAAGCCCGCTTGCAGGACCTGCAGAAGCAGCAGGAAGAGAAAGCCCTCGCCCAGTATGTTGAAGAGGAAAACCGCAAGGTTCTCGACAAGATCCCGGCGTGGAAGAACAAGACGACCGCGAAAAAGGACATCGCCGACCTCCGCGAATACGCCAAGAGCGAGGGTTGGACAGACGAGGAACTGGATCAGGCGCGAGACTCACGGGCTGTGATGGCGCTCTACAAGGCCATGCAGTTCGACCGTCTCGCCAAGACCCAACCCCCTCGCCCGGTGGCCAATCGCGGCCCGCGTTCGGCTTCTCCCGGCTCCGGCTCCGCAACGCCTGGACGACAGGTCGAGCTCACCCGCGACAAACAGCGTCTCGCTCAAACCGGTCGCGTCGAGGACGCGGCTTCCATCTTTGAAAAAGCCGGGATCTTTGAATGATCCCTCCAGGAGCGAGAAGTGGCAATCGTTACCAACACCATCACGCGATACGACTACACCAAGTCGGTCCGTGAGGATCTTTCTGACATCATCTACAACATCAGTCCGGTAGACGTTCCTTTCCAGAGCAACATCGGACGCGACAAGGCCTCCCAGACCTTCACGGAATGGCAGACCGACACCCTGGCTGCGGCGACGACCTCCAACGCGCAGCTCGAAGGCGACGACATCGTGACCACGGTGGACAGCCGTGCCGCGACCAACCGGGTAGGCAACTACACCCAGATCAGCCGCAAAATCGTGGCTGTCACCGGGACACTCGAAGCCTCCAACAAGGCCGGTATGCGTTCGGCCAAGGCCTACAACCTTGCCAAGGCTGCCAACGAACTGAAGCGTGACCTTGAAAGCACGCTCACCGGTCTTCAAGCAGCAGTGGTCGGCAACAACACCGTGGCTCGCAAAACCGCAGGTCTCGGGGCATGGATCATCACCAACTACATCAATGGCAACGGTACGGCTGGTGGTGCGCCCACCATGTCCTCGTCCTCGGATGGCTATCCGCAGACGGCGGCAGTGGCGACGACTGCCCGGACGGCGACCGAAACCGTGCTGAAGTCGGCGATCCAGAAGGTATGGACACAGGGCGGGTCTCCCGACTTCGCCATGACCGGTCCGTTCAACAAGACGGTGATCAGTGCGTTCACCGGCATTGCCACCAGGTTCCGCGACGTTCCGGCAGGCAGGCAGGCCCAGATCATCGGCGCTGCGGACGTGTACGTATCCGACTTCGGCACCATCTCCATCGTCCCCAACCGGTTCCAGCCGGAGACGGACATCTATCTGGTGGACAAGAGCATGGCGGCGGTCTCCTACCTCCGACCGTTCCAGTCCGTGCCAATGGCAAAAACGGGAGACGCCGACAAGACGATGCTTATTGTAGAATACGCACTCAAAGTGCGTAATGAACGCGCGTTCGCTAATATCGCGGACTGTACCACAGCGTAGAGTAGCAGCCTTGAGGGGTAACTAAATCCACAGTTGTGGGGCGAGGGGAGCAAAACCCCTCGCTACTTTTCTAGAGAGTTGAATGCCACAAGGTCAGACACTCGCAGAACGTTTTGCTGAGAGGTTCATTCCTGAACCAAATAGCGGTTGTTGGTTATGGACCAGCACTATGGGAACGGGCGGATACGGTCTGATTGGCGTTCGCGCTAATCGTCATGAAGGCGCACACCGCGTCTCCTATCGACTCCATTGCGGAGAGATTCCATCTGGCAAATTGGTGCGTCATCGTTGTGATGTTCGCTGCTGTGTAAACCCTGCTCATCTTGAACTTGGTACGCCCGCTGATAATACCGCTGATCGTGATAATCGGGGCCGTACAGCTATCGGCGTCAAAAATGCAAAGACAAAATTGACGGCCGATCAGGTGCGTGAAATTCGCGCCAGCTCTGAAAATAATGGCATTTTGGGGCGCCGCTTCGGTGTTACGCGAGGAGCTATCGCGCACATCAAAAAGGGCCGTAACGGGAAATACGTCAAATGAGCAAGATGATCCTCGACTACGATCCAGTGACGGGAATCTCGCACTGGACCGATACCGACGAAGAAACCGGCATCACCTCCTATGGAACAGACCAGGAAGTGGCACCGATCCTCGACATCAACAAGCAGGACTACAACGCCGATCATGGGAAGTGGGGCGAATGGGCCCGAGTAGGCTCGATCCCGCTGTCGCTGTACTGGCAATGGTCTCAGGAAGGCATCCTTGGAGATCAGAAGGAACTCAGGAAGCGCCTCAACGACATCGATTTCCGTCTCCTCAGAACAAGGCCAGGTAACATATGAAAATCGGCATCGTCTCTCCCGCACGCGACATGGTGCATACAGGTTACGCCTTCGATCTCGCTAACATGATCGGCTACACCTGCTCGAAGATGCCGGACGTGGTGATTGGCACCTATGTGAGCCTGGGAACGATGATCTTCGACCAGAGGATCAAGCTCGTCCGGGAAGCAATGGAAGAGGGCTGCGACTACATTCTCTGGCTGGACACCGACATGAGGTTCCCCAAGGACTCGCTGATCCGCCTGCTCGCGCATGAGAAGGACATCGTGGCCGCCAACTACGTCACGCGGCAGATCCCTCCCGAGCCTGTCTCGTTCCAACTCACCGACGATGGCAAGCTATGGCGGCGTGTGCCGACGCTGCCTGAGTCCACCGGAATCGAGAAGGTCACGGGGGCCCCGATGGGCCTCATGCTGACCTCGGCTGCGGTGTTCAAGAAGATAGACAAGCCCGACGTGCCGATGTTCTGGTTCCAATACTCGGTCAAGAACCACACGGTTCTGGGAGAGGACATCTACTTCTGCATCAATGCCGGACGCTACGGATTCGGCATCTTCATCGATCATGACCTCTCCAAGCAGGTCCATCACGTCGGCACATTCGAGTACGGGCATGAGCATGTAGACGATGCAGCGGCGGCTTCCATGAAGGCTGAGCTGGATGAGGCCATCATCACCGACCTTAACAAGGTCGTGCCGGAAGAGGCAAAACCTTCCGGTCTCCCGCTTGCCAAGCATCAGCCGACGCCGAAACTGGTAGGGGCTGCAGGCATCCATAAGGACGTGATTGCCGAGGCATTGGATCGTCAGGTGCCGCCGACCGACACGCCATTCGAGAAGTCGCGGAAGGAAACGATTGAGAACGTCGCGGCCTTCCAGAATGTGGCCGGTGACTGATGGCACTTGATGGCACCTATACCGGTCTAAAGGCCTCGGTTGCCGACTGGTTGAATCGTCAGGATTTGACCAGCCAGATTCCCGACTTCATCACGCTCGGGGAGGCGATGAACAATCGCGAACTGCGCACGGTGCAGATGGAGGTGCTTTCCACCGGTTCCTCTCCCGATGGCCTCGTAGCCGTTCCCGACGACTGGCTGGAAACCCGCACGCTCCGGTTGGATAGCCCAAGCGCGGGACAGCAGATCCTTGAGTACGTAGGCGAAGAGGAATGGGACAACCTAGAGGCAGCGGGCCTCACCGGGACGACGCGCTACTACACCATCCTCAACGGTGCCTTCCAGGTGTGGCCGCTGCCCACATCAGCGATCACCTATGACCTCCGGTATTACGCCAAGATTCCCGCGCTCTCCAACAGCAACGCCACCAACTGGCTGCTGACGAAATCGCCCGATCTCTATCTCTATTCCTCTCTTCTGGGAGCCACTGTCTTCCTAAAAGACGATGACCGGCTTCCGGTATGGGCCGGGGCGCGCAACGCGATCATCGAGGCGATGAAGCTGGAGAGCGAGCGGGCCAAGCGGTCCACAACGCGGATTCGCACCCGCATGGCTACTTACGGATAGAGGACAACATGGCTGTTACCTACTCATCGACACTCAAGGACAACCGGATGCAGTTGGTGGCAGACCTAATTGCCAGCAAGACTGCTGCAGCCTCCACCGGCTCGGCCCTCGCGGGCACCATCGTCATCGGCACGAGTACCCTGTCGGGAGCCACCGGAGTCATCGCAACGGGTGTCCTCAGTGCCACGCCAGCCTCGATCTCCGGTGGCGTCATGACCCTGCTGGCAGTGCCGATCACGACCACGGCGGTCCTGACGGCCACGGCGGCAAAGGCGGAACTTCGCAATCAGGCCGGGACGGCTATCGTTACCGGTCTGACCGTGGCGACGACGGGCGCTGACGTGATCATCGCAAATGTGAACGTCACCTCCGGTCAGACGGTCTCGATCAACTCCGGCACGATCACGCATAGTTAAGACCATGAGCAATATTCACGTTCTTGGGGGTTCGAGAAAGAATGTTTATAACGTGGTCGTTCACTTGACGGTTCCAGCCGGGAACAATGCTGCTGGCGTTTCGTGGTCTACCGCTATTGTAAATTCTGGGAGGAATACTACCCAGATGACAACGGGCAGCGGGGCGGGGCAGATCACCTCGGCCGAAGTCGCCCAAATCACGGCAGGAACTGTTCTCGAAGGTTCCTTCCAGTGGGGAGATGATCCAGCCCTGACGAACGCTCAAAGACAGGCATCTCTCGACCAGGCAGCGGCGCAGTTACAGGCTGAGATGACGGCTACCCTTCAGTCGTCTCTCCGCTACTTTGGATTCATACGATGACTACTGCCAGCGAAAATTTTCCCG